TTTCTTAAACTATTTAGACACAGAAGACAAAAGGTACAACTTCAAAGTTAAACGTATTGAAAGATTGATTGAAAAGTATAAGACAATTTGGGAAATTTCACAAAAGTCATTGATTGAAATGGCCGCTGACAGAGCTCCGTTTATTGACCAATCACAATCAATGAATATTTATATGGGTAACCCAACATTGTCAAAAATTTCATCTTCACATTTCTATGGATGGGAAAAAGGATTGAAAACACTTTGTTATTATGTTAGAACAAAAGCGATTTCAACAGGGGCAAAACATTTGGCAATTGACACTACAAAATTAAAAAAACCAAACCCAACACCTGAACCACCAAAGGTAGATTATTCAAGTATGAATTTACCTCCAAAACCCGACAATAGTCAGTTTGATTGTTTTGGATGTTCATCCTAATATTAAAACCCAACATAAGTTGGGTTTTTTATTTTAACTATTTATCAAATAACAGAGCACTTTATATTTATTTGATATGGCAAATGGAAAAACATATGGTATTGATTTCCCATTCAGAATTTCACAATTTGGAAAATATTTAAGTTTATCACAAACTGCTGATGATGAGATTAGGAATAATTTAGTTCACCTTTTATTAACAAGAAGAGGTAGTAGATATTATTTACCTGATTTTGGTAGTAGATTATATGAATATATTTTTGAACCAATGGATGGATTGACATTTGATAGCATTGAAGCTGAGATTAGACAATCTTGTGAAAAATATATACCAAACCTTAAAATTTCAAAAATATCCATTACTGATGCATCAAATGATGATGTTGATTCCGCAATATCCACAGAAGATTCTGGAGGAAGGAATTATAATATGACAGGAATGGGTAATAAAGAATACACCGCAAAAGTTAGAATTGATTATGTTGTCACCGACAACGTATTCAACTCAAAAGATTTTGTAATAATTAATATTTAAAATTATGGCTGAAAAAAGAATATCGTATACCGTCAGGGACTTTCAAGGGATAAGAACTGAACTTGTAAATTTTGTTAAAGCTTATTACCCTGAATTGATTGATAATTTTAACGACGCATCAGTTTTCTCGGTGTTTATGGATTTGAACGCTGCGGTTTCTGATAACTTACATTATCATATTGATAGAAGTGTTCAAGAAACTGTACTACAGTTTGCTCAACAAAGGTCGTCAATATATAATTTAGCAAGAACGTATGGTTTAAAAATTCCTGGACAAAGACCTTCAGTGGCATTGGTTGAGTTTTCAATTACAGTACCGGCAAATGGTGATAAAGATGATGAAAGATATGAAGGTATATTAAGAAGAGGTTCACAAATTTTAGGGGCGGGACAGATTTTTGAAACAATTTATGATATTGATTTTACATCACCATATAATAGTCAAGGATATCCGAATAGATTAAAAATTCCAAATTTTGACTCAAGAGGTAATTTAATTAATTATACAATCACAAAAAGAGAGTTAGTAGTTAATGGGGTTACAAAAGTTTTCAAACAAGTTATAACACCAAATGATGTAAGACCGTTTTATGAAATTTTCTTACCCGGTAAAAATGTTTTGGGTATTACAAGTGTGATTCAAAAAGACGGAACAAGTTATGCTAATGTACCAGGACCTCAAGAATTTTTGGGAGATAATGGTAGATGGTATGAGGTAGATGCTTTAGCTCAAGATAGGGTATTCATTGAAGATTCGACTAAACCATCAGACAAACCTGGTGTAAAGATTGGTAGGTGGATACAAACAAACAATAGATTCATTACTGAATTTACACCTGAAGGATTCATGAAATTAACTTTTGGTGGTGGAACAGGTTCTGCGGAAGACCAATTAAGAGAATTTACAAATTCTGGAACATTACCTAACATACAAAATTTTTTAAATAATTTTTCATTGGGCTCAACACTTAAACCAAACACAACATTATTCATTCAGTATCGCTCAGGTGGAGGTGTTGGCAGTAATGTTGGAGTGAATACAATTAATCAAATTGGTACAGTTATTTTTGTCGTGAACGGACCATCAGAAACTACAAATACTGCGGTTATTAATTCATTAAGATGTAATAACGTAACTGCGGCGATTGGTGGAGCAGGACAACCAACATTAGAAGAAGTTAGAAATTATGTTGCATTTAACTTTGCTAGTCAAAACAGAGCGGTAACCGTGAATGATTATGAAGCGTTAATTAGAAAGATGCCAAGTCAATTCGGAGCTCCCGCTAAAGTTGCGGTAATGGAAGAGGAAAATAAAATTAAAGTTAAAATCCTTTCATACGACACAGGAGGGGCATTGACAAACACAGTATCAAATGCGTTGTTGGATAATTTGGCGACCTACCTATCTAACTTCAGAATGATTAATGACTACATTGCAATTGAAACTGCAGATGTTGTTGATTTAAGTTTGGATGTCTATGTTGTGTTAGAGTCGACTCAAAATCAAGGTAATATCATTACGTCAATCATTGATAAGATATCAAACTATTTTAGTCCGGCTAATAGAGAGTTAGGACAGAATGTTAATATTTCTGAAATTAATAGAGTATTACAATCTGAAAATGGGGTGATTTCAGTGACTCAAATTGATATATTTAACGAAGTTGGTGGGGAATATTCATCATCACAAACTTCTATGGCGTACGCTGATTCTACAACTAAATTAATTGAACCACAAGACGGGACAATATTTGCATTACCAAATCAGGTATACCAAGTAAGATTCCCAACAAGAGATATTAGAGTTAGAGTTAAAAACTTCCAATCAGTATCACTTTCTTAATTTATTTTATTTTATTCGGACTTATAATTTAGGTGATTGTGTTTATAAAAATGCTGTCATAACTATTTATGTAATAAAATCCGATGGGTAAAATATATAGGATTAAGACGACACCTGGCAAAGACCAAAACTTAACGGTAAACATTAACCAAGATTTTGAAGAAATAGAATTATTGTCTTTAAAAATTAGGCAAGAGGATGTTTATCCTATTGGTTGTGCTGATTATGGGGTTATTGCGGGTAGGATTTTTGTTAATGGAGGGTATGGGATACCTAAAGCAAAAGTATCAATATTTATTCCATTAAAACCTGAAGATGAAAATAATTTAGTTTTAACATCATATTATCCATATAAAACACTTGAAGATGTAAATGAAGATGGATATAGGTATAATCTTTTACCTTATACTACTTCATATCCCGGACATGCCCCCACAGGGACATTCCCAACGAGAGAGGATGTATTAAAAGACCCTGTTGCTTCAGAACTATTTGAAAAATATTACAAATATACGGTCACTACAAATGAAAGTGGGGACTATATGATATACGGTGTTCCTGTTGGTACACATACTGTGGTATTAAATGTTGATTTGTCGGACATTGGAGAGTTCTCAATGACCCCTCAAGATTTAATTAGAATTGGGAGAGGAACTGAAAATCAGTTTAATGGCAGTTTTTTTAGAACTTCAAATAATTTTAATGAACTCCCTCAAATCATATATGAAACAAAAATAGTTCAGGTTAATGCGTTTTGGGGACAAGACGACACTTGTCAAGTAGGTATTACAAGAACAGATTTTGATTTAAGTAATAGTCAGAGTAATATCACAATCCAACCTACAGCAGTGTTTATGGGTTCAATATTCTCATCGGACACTACCAAAAAAGTTAAAAGAAAATGTAAAGTTAAATCAAAATTAGGTCAATTATGTCAGTTAACCACTGGACCTGGTCAGATTGTTGCGATAAGACAAACTATTGATATTGATGATGATGGGTTACCTATTTTAGAAAAGTATGAATTACCACAAAACGGTAAATTAATTGACGCTGACGGGACTTGGATGATAGAAGTCCCAATGAACTTGGATTATGTTTATACTAATGAAAATGGAGAACAAGTATTAAGTGATGACCCAAAATTAGGAATTCCAACAAACGGTAAATATAGATTTAAGATTAAATGGCAACAACCTTCAGGTCTTAACGAGGAAAATAGAAGAGGTTATTTTTTAGTTCCAAATATTAAAGAACACGGATGGACAAGTAGTGATGAAGACCCACTACTTTACCCAACTGAAACCTTTACTGTTCAAACAAATGACCCACTTATTAATATAATAGGGCAATCAGGTTATGTTTATCGTGTAAAATCAAAAACAAATGTAACTGATTTTGTAGTTGAATTAGATGGTAATCCATATGTTGGTAATAAAGAGGACATTATGCTAACATCTAATGACATAATATCAATCACCCCAACATACAATGATACTGGCGCAACATCTACTTGGATTTTTGAAAAAATACCATTGGTCAAATATAGTTTAGAAAGGTCATATGCCTTTAGTTTAAGTTGGTATGATTATAACAATCCACAAGAGGCAATTGATTGTGAGGATACTTTTTATTTTATGAAGTATAATAAAGTTTATACCATATCACAATTACTTGACAGGTATACTTCACGAAGATTTACTTGGAATACGTTACAAATTAAAAATATAAATACTGATGATTGTGATGAATCGGTGAATAAATTACCGGTTAATGATGTCCAATATAGGTTTGTTCCAATATTTGTATTAATTAGTTTCATTTTTATAATATTAAAATACGTTCTATTTTCAATAGTCATACCAATGCACTTACTTGCTTTTTTATGGCCGATTATATTTTTGATTATGCAAATTGTATGGGTAATACAAATGTTAATACACGGAATATGTAAGGCAATTAATAAAATAAGAAGTTGGTTAGGCAAAAGTCAAAAACCTTGTGGTGATAAACCTAAAAGAGTTAAATATGGTGATAATTGGTTTAGAAATATAAAACTACCACTTTTATTATACACTGAGGATGGATGTGAAAGATGTGACTGTAAAGATTCCGAAATTGATATTAGCGGTAATGAAACTGTAAATGGATTACAACAAAATTTAACAGCGGCTAAAACTGGTACAATTAATAGTAGCCCATTAGCAAACTTCAATAGTGCGGATGCTTATGATGTACCTGAATTTAGAACTGATTTTCCTTATATATGGGAAGGACCAAATCAGACAACAACCTATGAAGACACTCCAAACACAGGTAATGGACCTGAGTATATAGATGTTTTATTTACAAACTCTTTAACAATTGCTGAAAAATTAAATACTTTTAATTTAAAAGATAAATATTTTGATACAACATCTGTAAATGCAGGTGTTGGTAGGAACCAAGTAAAAAGAACGGTAACAGGTAACGGTAATATCTACCATTATGATAATACGATGGTGTTAGTTGTTGACGGGGCAGAATTAAGTAATTTTATTGCGGGTCAATTACTTTCATTTAGTGACCCCACTCTATCTACCGACCCAAACTTGACAGGTGCGTCTATTACAAATACAGGAGGAACAAACTCTATAACAGGAACCCCAATGTCAAACGGAGCTCAATGGACGGTTAATTTCGCATCACCATCAAATCCGACAGTAAGTAATTCAGTTACATATACTATTAATTACAGTAGTGAGACAAAAGATTATTTAACATTTCCAACTGATATGGAATATTTTCAAGTTTTAACTGGATTGACTTTAAGTTCATTTTCTGCTTTAACTGAAAACAACACAAATATTACAAGTAATTTTCTTAACAGAAACACCAGTAAACCTGATTTTTTAAACAGATATTTGAACAATCAAATGAGGGTTTTTGATATTGTTGGTGATTATTTAGGTTCTAATACGGATTGTACCGACCAATTATGGAGAAGTGTGGCGTTAGCTCCAAGTCCTTCATATGCTGAGCCTTCAGGTTCTAATATACAAACACCTTTATATTATTATGATGGAGTTCAAGGTTTGGGAATTATTATTCTACAAAGAGGAGTTGACCCACATTCTCCAAAAGTTCAACAAGAAATTGATTTATCAAGAATATTTGGGTGGACAAACTATGGACAAGCGGGTTTGACAATCACAGGAGAGTATAATTTAAATATACCAATCCAATCATCGTCAAGTTCATTAAAATTACCAAGACATAATCAGTTTACTACAAATAATGCGACTGATTTTGGGACAAGTATATTTTTTGGAGGAACATTTAATGTTCAAGAAACATTCTCATCATACACTAGTAATTTAATAAGATATTACTCGAGATTGGGAGAAACTAGTTCAACAACACCTTTAACTGTTTTATCATCAAATTTCTTATCAAAAGTTCAAACTGATAGTGATGCAATTGCTAGTACAACTGATTGTGATTGTAATACTTTTTATAATATAAAAACAGGATGGTGGTTTACTAACGGGAATAATTCAAGTTATGGGTATGCGGTTGGTGAGTATTATGAAGGG